CGTTGCCTTGCGAGCTCTTCGGGTATCCTTGCCAGCACAAGGCCACCAACCCCAATCACTCCTGCGTAACGTCCTTCATCCAAAGTTGGAAATGTTGAATTTGGATATTCATCAGCTCTTACGAGCTCCCATCCTGATCTCAACTTGCCTGACATGTTCTTTGTATCATCAAAGCCCATACTTTCAGCGCGTATCCATCTATGTCTATAACCGTCTGGCGCAGGCGGTGCATCAAGTGATGATGGAGGAGTCCATACTTTAGGCTTTTCAGTTTTAGCCCGAGTTTGACTCGCGCGGGAAGTTTTTATCTTTTTATCTTTTTCCATATGCTTATACCTCCTTCGCGGCTAATTGTTTCGCATACTCTTCGAGTGGCACACCTAATCTTTTAGAAATAGCTACCTGTGACGGTGTGAGTTTCACAGTTTTTCTGCGTCCCTTTCCGGCCGGACGTTTTGCACTTGCAACAGTCTGAGCAGGTTGCTCTACTGTAGTTGACTCATTATTACCAAATTTGTGTGGGAATTCAAGTCTAATTCGTTTGTCCACCTCATTATAATATTCTTGAGACTGTGGATCAAACCCTTCTTCCTCCACAAGCTTCCTATGGATATCAAACGCAGTGTAAGTCATTGCATTATCTGTACCAAACCAGGTATTTTTAGTAGCCCATGCTTCAGCTTTTGGGTCTAACTGACGGCCAGCTTGTGCTATATCAACACTTGTTGGCATCTCTTGTGCTGCTTGTGCAAGGTTTTCTGTTGGCTGAGGTTGTTTTTTAAGTCTAGCTTCTTGTTCAACTTTAAGTTGATTAAGTCTAGCCTCTTCCATGGCCATCTGAGCCACGGCTTTTTGTGCCTCAACCTGAGCATCAATATCACCAGCTTCAGCAGCGGCTTTTAATTTAGCTTTAGCTGCTTCAATCCCAGTGCTTACTTTTTGCTCTAGTTCTTTTGTATAATTAGTGCCTAGTTGATCAAACTGACTTTTTGTTTTTTCAGCCTGGTCTCTCATTTGTTGAGCGTATTTTATAGCCTCTTCTTTTTGCCTTTCGGCTTCACGCATCTTGCGTGTAAGTTTAGCTATTCTTTTTTGTACGCCCTCACTGTAGTCATCTAGTTCTTTTTTCTGTTCGCTAGTCTGAACATCAGACTGCTGACTAGATTCCTGAGATGTGTTAACGGGCTGACTATCGTCTTCAGCGACTTGTTCAACATGTATCTCCTCCTCTTGTGTTTTTTCTTGTGCGGGTGCTTCAAGATCAATCTCCGTTTCTTGTTCGTCGGTATCGCCGACGTCGATTTTTTGGTCTAGCATAGTTAATTCCTCCTATGAATTACATTGCGTGTAAGATGTCTTCAGGATTATCTATTGTCCCTAGCACCTCATCATCGTTTAACATTCTTATCTCACCACCATCAATC